GTTCCCTATGCACAAGTATCTACGCTTGTTGATAAGGTCAACATCATAAATCTTAATGGCGGTGAAACCTATAAGAAATCGTTTGTGAAATCAAATGGTATTGCTGGTACCACTGTTGAAGGTCAACCATACACCGAAACTGAACCTGCATTTGGTTATGTCACTATTACTAAGGTGAAGATTACTGCCTACACTGAAATCACAGAAGAACTAGAGAAGCTTCCAAGCATTCCATATCAAGCAGAAGTATTAAAGAACATTAATGTTTCCTTGAAAAAGAAAATCTCTGAACAAATCCTTCGTGGTGCTGGAACATCCAATACCTTCACTGGCATTTTCAGTGACCAAGCAGTCGCTTTAGCGGACACCACTCCACTTGAAATCTCTGCTATAACTGACACCACATTGGATGACATTATCTTTGCATATGGTGGGGATGAGGAAGTGGAAGGTGGAGCTGTTCTTATCTTAAATAAGAATGACCTTCGTGCTTTTGCAGGCTTACGTACTTCAGAAGGACGCAAAGTTCACACCGTTGATTACATCAATCAAACGATCGATGGTATTCCTTATGTGATCAACTCACATTGTAAAGCGATCGCTGACAGTGCAACCACTGCTGGTGAATACGCAATCGCCTATGGTTCTTTAAAGAACTATGAAGTGCCGATCTTCTCGCCAGTTGAAATTGGCAAGTCGACAGATTATAAATTTAAAGATGGCATCATCTGTTACAAGGCTTCGGTCTTTACTGGTGGTAACGTCGTGGGTTATAAAGGCTTCCTTCGTATTAAAAAGAAAGCTGCTGCCTAGTAGAGAAAGGATGATTTAACATGGCCATATTGGATACGGTAAAGAAAGCATTGCTGATTCCCTTAACGGAAACGTATGCCGATGAAGAATTACTATCACATATCGAAGCGTGCAAAGAACTCTTGCGTACTACTGGTGTGGCTGATGAAATCGTAAGTGCTGAGGGAGTCCCGATTGTGGATTCCCTCATCCTTATCTATTGCAAGACGTTTTTTGGTTTTAAGAACGATGGATCAGTGAAAGAAATACCAAAGAGTTTTGAAATGCTCGTTAAACAAATAGCTCTCACAAAAGGGAGTGCTTCATAATGTTTCCAAGTGCACCAAATATTAGAATCACCTTATTAAAACTCGATGGTATCACTGATACTATTGGCAATCGAAAACTATCGTTATTAAGCTCAAAAGAAGTAATTGGTATAAACTTCTCCGTTACATCCAAAGAGTACTATGAAAGCAAGAAATCAGACATCCGAATTGATATTTCATTACGTATACAAAGCTTCTTATATGACGGAAGTAAATACGCTATGGTTGATTCGAAGATCTATAAGATTGAACGTACCTACATCAGTGGTCAATTCATCGAACTCTACTTGGTGGAAGCAAAGATTAAACGAGGTGACATTGATGGTCTCATTGGATGAATTA